CTAATATCTCTTTTATTGCATCTGCTATAATCCTATGTTCTTTTTGAGTTGCTTTATCGGCTCGCAATTCAATATAATGTAACCAACTTCTTAAATTACCTGTCATATATAAAGTTGTTGAAGTGTTCTGGGGCAGTATAAACCGTGCCACTTCTTTAGCAATACCAAACGTTAGCATATCATTATATAATTGAACTGTGGTCGTTTGTAACTGCTCTATTGCGTGTTTAAAATTGATTAACTTGTAACTTTGTAAATTACTTTCAATTTCTATACTATTTTGTCGGTTTTGATTATCTTGCATTCTAAACTCAATCGGCTCAAACTCTAAATTGCTTTTTGAATATCTGCCAGAAAATTGTTGAAAAACAAATGAACGATGCCTTAAAATCTGCGTTGCTATTGCTAATGATGTAGTTATCTCAAAAGTCATATTAATATGTTCAAATACTGACCAATGTTTATTCTTAATGCAATACTTTAATAATTTTGCACTTGTTAAGGTATTCATTTGATTACTCGGATTACTTACCCTTGCAATATAGCTTAATAGTTGCTCGCTGTCAAAATTTTCTATTTCTTTTAAAATCGGTTTGGTGATGGATATAAATTTAATATTCATTTTAATTTTTTTTATTTATAAATAAATAGGCAAGTTAGAAATTTTAAAAAGTAGTTAAAAAAGTATAAACTAACTTACCTATTTGCGTTAAAGAATTGTGAGTAAATTTGAACTTAATTGAAGTTTGCAATCTTATACTAAATTCAAATTATTTTTTTTAATTATTCATTTATACTCCAGTTAAAGTTAAGTTATCTAAATAAGCACCGATTAAAAATGCTACTCCAAATATTGCTATCCAAAGCAACTCTTTTTTTGTAAATTTTTCAAATTTCATTTTAAACATACTCCATTAATAAATTTTCTAAAATTTGTTTTTTTTCTTGCAAGTCTTCTATTTCACATCTTAAACAATGTAATTCAAAAGATGTTGATGACTTTTTTGATTTTTCTAATATTGAATAATCATAATAACAATTTTCTAATCTAATATTTAAAATTGCAATATCATTATTTATAACTTCGTTGCTATTCATTTGTGTAACCTATTATTGTGTTTAAAAAGCGGGCTGTTTCCAGCCCTTTGATTTAATTAAATTTTGTTTGTTAAAACTTTCCAACTTCCACAACAATTATATATTTCATATCCTACATAATTTTTAAATTCTATTTGATTAAAATTACTTTTTGCATACTCAACTGCTGTTGCTCTTATAATTTGTTCTTTTGTCGCTGATTTTAATTTGTTGTCACTTGGCATAACACAATCAACCATTCCGTCAAAACAACTTTCCTCGATTATAAACAATTGTTTGCTTTTATTTAAAAAAGATTTAATTGTTGCTTTTGTGATATTTTTTGAGATATTCATTTTGTAACCTATAATTTAAAAAGTTTTTAAAAGTGCGTCATTTATTTGAATACAATTTAAGAAATATTTTTATAAAATCCAAATAAATATAAAAATAAATTGAAAATAAATTAAAAAAAGTTACAAAAAATATTTTTAATCTTTGTAACTCTATACAAATTAAGCATTTAAAATAAATAAATAATTTTAAATAATTTTAAATAATTTGTGTATAATTTTCTATTTTTAGCAAAAAAGAATTTGCAGTTATTGTATAACCTATTTTTTGGATTAAATCTTCAGTGCCTGATGCACTTGTTAATAAGGTTTGTGAGTAGTTTGGATTGCCGCTTCTAATATAAATTGGACTATCTGGGTATGTAGTTAAAGTTAGTGAAGTGTTTATAATTCCACTTAAAATTATAGTTGCTATGGCTCCGTCTAAAACCGTACTTTTAACAACTCCAATGGGTTGTAAATTATCTGAATTGAAATTAGTTGCTTTGTATGCTAAATTATCTTTAATAGCAACCAACCAACCTGCTGTTAAATTCATTCCTGCTTCAACTTCAATTTCACTATTTTGAATAATTGTAGGTGTATCATTTTCTGCAATATTAGTATAAACACTATTAGTACTAACTTGCAATTCATTAATCATATTTCTTGTTGAAATAATATTATTTTGGTACCTATTTAATGGCATCTATTCCCCTCGTATAAATAATTTTATTTTTGAAATACCTGTTAATAAGTCAATTTCACAACTTGTTAAAACGTGATTTGTTGTAAAAAACCATTCTGAAGGTAAATTTAATATTGTGCTTAAATCTGAAACTATTTTTTCACCTACATCTCTTGGCTTTATTAAGTAATCTAAAACTTCGCATTCTAATAACATTGCTTTATCATTCATTATTGAAGCGTATGCTTTACTCTGTACGTAATTTAAACCACTTTTATTATATCTTACATTTGCCCACTCAATTATTTTTTGTCTATTGATTTCTTTATTGCCACTACTTTTATCATCTGCTGGGTCTATACCCTCGCCTGTAATACTTTCATTACTAATTACTTTTGAATTTACGTTATCTAATATTAAACTATTATTTGCGTGAGTTAAATAAAACTCATTAAAAGTAGTATCATAATAATAAAGATGTTGAATTATTATATAAGGCAAATGACTTAACCTTGCATTCGCCCAATCTTGAATTTCTGCAATCTGTACATTTGTTGTAAATAATGCTTTATTATCATAACTATCTTGTTTTAAACTTCCGTATATTTTATATGTGTTTTTATTTTGATTTTGTTTATATCCTTTATAACTAACAGTGCTTTCTGCAATAGCATAAACACCACGTTTTAGAGTTATTTCGCCTGTTATATCACTTGATGTTAAATTTATAGAAGTTCCACTTACACTATCGTAAGGTGCGTCAAAAGTTAATGTCAATCTTGGACTTGTTATATTATATTTAAAAGTTAATTTGCTTATAAATTGTTCGCATAAACTATTTAATAAGTCATTACAATTTTTAAATTGATAAAAACCTTCTTTTGATTTATCACTTATTAAACCACCAAAAGCACCTGTAATTGTATCATAGATTTTTGTTAAGTGTAGTACATCAGCATCTGAACCTATACTTGCCCCTGCTTGTGTTGTTAAGTCATAAGTTTGTTTAAAGAAATCCCAAAATGTAATATATGTATTATCATAATCAATTACATTAATCCAATTTCTTAAATATAATAATTGCCATGTTTCCATTTTTGAAACTATTGTACTAACTATATCTACTGAAGAAGCCAAACCATAATCTTTGCCATTTATAAATTGATTTCTACTTCTTAATTCTACATTTTGCGAACCTGAATTTACTCCATCAAATCTATATTCATAAAAATATTTATTATTATAAGTAGTTGACGCACTATTAAATATATTATAAAAATCTCTTAAACTATTTAATAAAAGGTTATCAATACTTAATATATCTAATGACAAATTATTTAATTTTCCATATTCAAATTTTAATGATTGTTCAGGCAAAACATCTTGACATCCCCAAAACTCTACTACATCATAAGTAACATCACTTGCACCACGACCACCATTTGATAAAATACGCCATTGATTTGGGCATAACTCACCACCTACATAAACACCCCCTAACAAAAACCAATTTTTTAATACTAAAAAATCCCCATCTAATATTGTAAAGTCTAAATTAATTGTCAATAAACTTGCCTTTTGTTTGCCAAACGGTAAATTATCGGGTAAATCTGAAAGTATAGAAAAGCCATCTACAAATATAGGGGGCAACGCTGTTTTTGTTGTCCCTAAAAGTGCGTATTTGCCTTTTACAAATTGTAGTTGAAAATTCCAATTTGCGTTACTACGACTTTTAAAATCGTATATATATATGTGGTCTTCATTTAAAGCCATTTTGTATTCCTATGTTAAAGCAAATGCAGTTTCAAATTCTAAATTCCATTTATTTAATCCTCCAGTAGTTTCAACTGCTCCCTTGCTTAAAAAAACTACTTGTAAAGCGTGAGTATCAATTTTAGCAGGGTCTGAATTATAAAAATTACTTAAATAAGGATAGTCGTAATTTTCAACTGTATTATGAAAAAACAAATAATGATATTTTTTCTTCAATAAATCAAAATTAAATCTATTAGCCGTGTAGGTTGCTGGGTTTGTTTGCTTAATAAAGTTTTGATATACCAATTCTAATGTATATTGCTCATAATTGATTTTACTAATAACAACTTGCCTACCATTCAAATTTCTTGCAGTTTCAATGTCGTCACTTTGTCTCATATACAATCCCAAAACGTCAAAAGTTGTAACTACCTTATCACTTAAAGCATCTAAGGTGCTTTTAGTAACCAAAGCATTGTTATTATTTACATCAGTACCATAAACTGTTACTTTATACCCTGCTATCATTTTAACGCCCCCTTACTACTTTAATTGAACTTGAACTAACATTAAATTTATTTACATTATTAATGCTTGGATTAAAGTTTTTGCTTCTTAATAATTCATTATTTGTATATAATAAATTTTCTATATTTTTAGTGTTCATATTCATATTTACTAATTTACTCATATCCCCACCATTATTTATAAATCTTAAATAAGGCTCGTTCTGAGCCGTTGAACGTGCATTAATTACACTTTCACCCTTTGATAGCATTGCTGGTATGCTGTCGCTTCTTGAAGTTCCTGCACCATTAATATTAATAGCACCGTCTTTTAATTGCATAGCAAAACCTTCTGCAATACTTAATAACGAATTACCCAATATTTGATAACCTGCTAATTTTGCAAATGCCAACGGTGCAAATATTGTGGCTGTTAATTCTTTTAATAATAATGGTGCTAAATAAGCATTAAACATTGCTCTTGCTGTTTTAATTGTATTTAATGCAAGTTCTTTTAATAAATTGCCCCCCTGCAAAGCCATTTCTGCAGTTGCTGTGCCTATACTTAACATTGCTAATGTAATACTATCGGTCATTCCTTTTGAATATTCTTTAGAATTTTCGTCTAATTCTGCTAATTTTGAAACACTTGCGCCTAAACTATCATTTACTGTTGTATTAACACCTTCAAAAGCAACTGCCAATGTTTCATTTAAGCCCTGTATAAAGGCACTATTGCCTTCCTTTTGTGTTTCGCGTCTATTTCTATCAATCTCATTTAAACGCTCACTATACTCTTCGTATGATAGTTCATTTTGTTGCAGTGAAGTTAATAAATTTGCTCGGTCTTCGTTTAAACTTTCATCAAAAGCAGTTTCTTTTTTCTTAAATATTGAAGTGTAATCTATTTTAGAAAAACCATCGGTTAAAGATTTTGCTAAATTTTTAAACATTTTTTCAGTTTCGCTTTCTTCAATTTCAATTAAAATAGGTTTAATAGGTTTTCCTATTGTTAATGTTTTTGGTCTTATGCTTATATTGTTTGTTTCTAAAAGAGGCACTTCAGTAACTTCAAAAGTTTCAATTTCTGCTTCTGCTTTTATTTTAACTTTTTTAGGTTTGCCTGTGCCACCAGTATCGGTTGTTCCTTCTGTTTTTTTATTTGCTATTCCGATTTCATAAATTTTCTTTTTTAATTCTTCAGCATTTGCACTTTTGATTTTACCTAATTTAACTTCGCTGTTAATTTCATTTGCCAAAGCATCTTGTTTTGCTTTTAATTCTTTATAAGTTAAATTACTACTTTCATTTTTTAAAGTTACAATTTTTTCTAAATATTCACTTGTATCTTTAAATCCTTTTGTCATTTTATCGGTGCTTTTATCTTTTTTAATTAATCCAAATTTCTCTAATAAACCACCAACAAAACCAGTTGTTTTTTTTATGATGTCAATTAACCCAAAAAAACCGTCTTTTAAACCATTAATTACTGATGAAACTAATTCCGTTTCACTAGTTAATTTTTTAAACCAATCTATAATTAATTGAACTCCAGCATAAAATAATCTATAAACTGCAACTAATGCCCTAAATGTAATTAACATTGGCTGTAAAGCAATTTGAATTAAAGTGCCTATTGAACTTCCTGCAATTTTAAAAGCCTCTTGTAATATTTGAAATATATCCAAACCATCTCCAACACCTTTAAATAAATTCATAAATTCATTTTTTAACATAATAATTTCATCAATTAAAGGCATAACTGCCTCTTTAACTTTTGAAAATATTTCAGTAAATAATGTAAATACTGTTGAATTTACTAACTCACCTAAAAAGTTTAAAACAGTATCCCTTAACGTAATAAATGTTTGTCCAGTTTCAGTAATAAACAAATCAAATTTTCTTGCTGTTGCATCAAAAGTTGTATATTGTCCAACTGCTTTACTTAAATTATCCCCTATTTGTTTTGCTTTATCTGCTACTGCTTTTTCGTCAATAGGTGCTCCAAATACTTTGCCAAATAATTCGGTACCAATATCCTCGGCTGGAGTACCTGCTATTGCTACTTGTAATTGACTTGCCAAACTTTCACTAATTTTACCACCCTTAAAAGCATCATCAATTAATTTTGTGGATTTTTGCAAAGTTTCTTGTATCGTTAATTCTCCACGATTACCTGCTTCTACTATGGCTTGTATTGGTGCTATTAATGCTTTTTCTGCATTTGTTGCACCTTCAGAAATACCTTTGAAAGCATCTTTAAAATCACCTGCTTTAATTCTTATTTCGGCTTCTTTTATACTATCTGCTAATTTATCAGTATTAAATACTCCCTCTTTTGCTCCACTTGTCAGAATACTTGCAAATTGCTCTGCTGAATATCCTGCTTTACTTGCTAATTGTGAGTATTCACTCAAACTATCTAAAATATCGTCACTTGCCGTTGTACCCTCTTTCATAGACATAGCAACTAAATTAAACGCTTCTTCACCACTCAAACCATATTGCTTTATAAATGGTGCCGATTTCTTTATAACTTCATTTACATCTAAATCATACGCTTGCCCTAAAGCATTTGCTTTTTTAGTAAATTCAGTTAGTTCTGAACCACTAAAAACATCACCTAAACGTATTTGTGCTTCTCCCATTATCTTTGTCGCTTCCGCTACACTTTCACCAATTCCACCAATAAATAAATCTTTTGCAGATTGTTCCAAAACAACCATTTCAGAAGCCGTTGCACCTGTTTTGGCTTGTAAATCTAATAAAGCCGTATTAAATTCGTTTCCTTTTTCTATTGCACTTGAAAAACCTGCTACTATTCCACTAATTGCACCTTCAACTGCACCAGTAACCAAACCACCTGCACTAAAATTCATTATTTGGCTTATATCAAAACTACTTGCTAAACTATCTTTGACACTTGAAGCCTGTTTTTTTACATTATCAAAAAAACTATCTACTTTTGAAGTATCAACATCAACTTTAAAAGCATTATCTAATTCTTTGCCAGTTGCTTTTGCTCCACTTTCAATTTTATTAAAAGCCTTATTTACTTGGCTCGTGTCAATAACAATTTTAGTACTAATCATAATATATGCCTTAACTTAAAAAAAGGGCTGTAACGCCCTTAAAATGCTTAATTCTTATAGTTTAAAACTAACTTATATAAATATTTAGTATATAATTCAATAATTGAGTATTTATTCAAAATTTGCTCTGCATAAAAATCATTATCAGAAACTAAATACATTGCTATTTTATAAATATTAAAATCAATAGAGTGGTCGTCAAATTCAATAGTAAATAAATCGGTTGTTTTTATTTCTTTAAAATTATCAATTTTATATTTGGATTTATTTTTAACTTTATTTTCTAAATCCTCTTTATTTTGAATTTTACGATTATATATATAGGTTGTATAATCACCTTCCAAAATAAAAAAAATTTCATTTTTTAAAATCTTATTTATCTCAAATTCTTGATAATTTTTTAACCCTACGAAAGTAAGTAATAAATTGCTCTATTTTTTCTTTGTCTTGTTCTAACCAAAAGTCTTCAACAAACTCTTGTTCAACTTCTAAATTATAATTAATTAATTTACAAAAAACTAAATAATTATGTAATTCTACATCTACATCAATTTCTTTTTGTTGTAAAGCAAATAAATCTTTTATTAAATTAATATTTTCAGTTTCTTTGTATTCAATAGCTTTTTGAGCTAATTCGGTTTCAACTTCACTTTGTTTTAAATCTCTTAAAATCTTTAAACTTTCTGCATATACTTTTGCCGTAAATATTCTTAATTTGTACTCTTTTAATTTACCATTAAAGTATAATTCAATACTTTTTAACTGTTCTAATTTTTCCATTATTTTATACTAAATATATTTTAAAAATAGGGGACAAAAAGTCCCCTTTTAATTGTTAATTATACTGGGGTTGCACTTACCCATTCGCCATAAGAACCAGGAGCCAAAACTAATGGAGTTGAATAAGTAACTCCTACTGCTGTAAATGCGTCTGCTGGTACTGTTATTGTGCTTTCTACTGCGATTGTAGTAAATTGTAGTGGTGTTTCGTTGAAAGCCCCTTGTGCAGTTGTTACTGAACCTGAGTCACCTGAAACTATACCCAAGCCTACAAATACGCGTGTCGTTGCTTCTGCTTGTGGCTTTTTTAAAGGATATATAATAACATCACTTGTAACACTTCCACTTGCTTGTGACTCTTGAATTTGCGAACCGTCTTCAAATACTACTGAAACTGTTTCGGTACTTGCAGTTGTAATTCTTGTATCTAAAAATGAAGCCATTGCCGAAGAGTTATCCCTCGCAGTGAGGTCAATAACTACCGCTCCTTTGTTAGGGTGCCCTGTAATTGCTACACCTTCCAAAGTGTTAATTGTTATTACTGGCGTTGTTGATGCATTTGAACCTGTTACTCCAAATACTCCAAAGGCGTTGGTACCACTAAAACCAACTTTACTTAATACTGTTGTTGCACTCATTATGCTAACTCCTTTTTAATTAATTGTTTCTTAATATTCACTAATAAATCATTTGCTGTTAAATGGTCTTTTTGCATTTTTGATATTTTTTTTGATTTCTCGTATAATGCAATATGATGATATTGTTCTATTTTCTCTGCCATACGCTCTTTTGCTACTTCATAACCAATATGATGTACAACTAAAGGTGTTGAATAAATTATTTTATTTTTTGGTATTGATATATTTTCGTGTATATCACCTTGCCAAAAAGAGCCCTTAACAAATAACTTGCATTGTGGCATTACTTCTGTATCATATAAACCATACTTATTTTGACAAAATGTTTTTACGCTAAAATTGTAAAACATTGCACCACCAAAGTTATCTAATTTATCATATTCTAATATATGTAATTTGAGTTGTTCGTGTTGGTGAATTAGCAACCTTTCATCTGCATCTAAACTTAAAATAAATTTCTTATCACTTAATCTTAATGCTTGATTTCTTGCATAGCAAAAACTAAATACTTCAGTATATTCTAAAATTGCATAAGTTTCATTTTCGTTATTTTCTAAAATTGTTAAAGTATCTTTATCTGAGCTTTTAGTCATTACTAAAATTAACTTAGCAAAACTCGGTAATGATTTTCTCAAATCGTGTAAATAATGCTTGTCTTCTTCTCTAAATATAACTACTACATCTAATAATTTAATCATAATCTTTCATAAAAACATTCAAAATTAATACCAAATTCGGCTATCCCTGCTGTAGTTGGTATTGTGTAATTTATACGTGGATTTTGTAATAACATTCTATAATTTAAAGTAATATCTTCAACATCATATTCTAAATTATCTATTGTAATATTTTCTAAAATTTGCAAAACTTGATTTGCATATTCATATTTTATTTTATCGGTTAATCTATTTTTATTATCTACTTTACTTTTAACTTTTGCATAAATAAATAATGAAATTGTACCCTGCAAAAAAGTATTAGTTTTATCTTCAAAAGAATTATATTGTGGATTATTATTTAATGCTGTTAAGTAAATTAAACATTTATTTTCTACTAATTTTTCATTATTAATATCATAACTCATAATAAAATTATTATCAGAAGTGTTATCAAAAACAAATCTGTCTTCAAGTGTATTTATTATATGTAATTCAATAGGATTAGACATCAAATACCACGCTATTTATATATTCATTTAATCTTTTTTCTACATCATTCCACCACTTAGGCAAGCCCTCACGGTTAAACTCTGCTACAAATGGTGCAAAGTATGGTCTTGCTGGTATATTAACCCCACCGTGTTTTAAAGCACTTAAAGCCATTATTGAATACGCTTCATCTCCAGTTTCTTTATATTTTTTCATTAAGCCCCCAAACATACTAAACTTGCTTTTTGATTTAATAAAACCACCGTATTCGTGTATATTTGCATAAACAATATTAGAACCTATCTGACCACTAAAAACTCCATTAGAGTAGTTTATATCAAAAGTATCACGTTCAAAAAAACTATATAATAAAGCACCAGTATTTGAACGTAAATGTTTAGTATTGTTTTTAGTTAATTTTGCAACTGAATTATCAGTTTTCCCACTTCTATAATCATCTGAAACTGAAACTTGTTCGCCAAATTGAAAACTTAAATAATTAAACATTAATTGTGCTAATTCTTGCTCACTATCTTTTAATATCCTATGTAAATCTTTTGTTAAATCTGCCATTTTATATTATAGATTTATAAGTATATTTTTTTAAAATTGAACGCCATACCGGTCGCATATCAATAAAAGAAGTACCTATTGAAGTCCCTAAGTTTGCTTCACTAATATTAGATTTGCCAAGTATATCTTTACTTTGATTTCTATATGAAATATATACCATTTCTTTTGCAACCTTTTGCAAGTCTGCTGGTACATCTGCCAAAGCAACTCCCTGAGACGTTACTATTTCATATTCATAATCTTTTTTCAAAACATCTTTAAAAACTATTGAATACATATTATTATTAGTTGTTAATATATATTCAGTATTTGCTAAAGTAGTCCAATTATCAAATGCCGTTGCTCTATACTTAATTGTAGTAATACTATTAACTTTATAACAATTCAAATTATAAAATTTATATCCATCACCTTTGAATTGAATAGTAACGCTTGCAGTTAATAATTTAGTTCTGCATTCATACTCAATAATAGCCGTACTATCATTAATAAATTGTTCAACTAAACTAACATCTGCTGTATTTGAAGCGTCAATATTTAAGTATTGTAATGCTGTATCTATATTAATCATTTTATTACTATAAATTCGTTATTCAATTCATTATTATAAACAATTTCACTTGTATTAATAATCTCTAAAACATCAATTAAACTTAAATCAGTTTCAATTAATAAAATACCATTAAATCTAAGTTTATTATATGCGTCTTCAAGTTCTGTATAATCTGAAGTTTTAATTTTAATACCTGTTTGGCTTGGCTTTATATTTGCATAATACCAAACCACCCTTTGACCATTAGCAAAGTATGCTCTATAAATATCGGTTGCTATTTTTATTAAGTTTTCCACGTTCTTTTTTTCCCCTGTATATCATAATGAATAAATTTAAACGGCCTATTTTTATAAAATGTAATACCACCAGCGATAATCTCTTCAGTATCAATTAATTCATTAATCAATACGTATAAGTGTTGCATATATTCTTTTTCAACATAAATATCACTTGCCATTGCTTTTAAATGATAACTATTTTTAGCACCACCTATTTTAGTATTATGGCTTGGTGTTCTATAACCACTTGTAATTTTAATTGGTATATTTTTACCTATTTCTTCACACAATCTATCTCTAATAATTTGTAATTGCTCTGCAAGTTTTTGAACATTCGGCTCTAATTCATCAGGCACATCAGAACCGTCTTTGCATCTAAATTCGCTTATATTAAAGTTCTTCGTTAATTGCTTCGTTTTCACTTATAAATCCTAACTTGATTAATAAATTTACTAAAAATTCATAACTCACATCATCAAAGTCATTAGTAGTTTGTTTAACTTTTTTCTTAGCAGTTTTAAGCAAATAAATTGCTATACTTTTTTTTGGTATCAACTCTAAAACTATACTTAAATAATTCATTTTTTAACCTATGATTTTATATGCCACTAAGCCTGCTAATTGACTAATTTCGTTGTTATCCAAATCATTAAATTCATTCATAATATTTTTGTAGTTTCTAAATGAACTATAACCAAAACTAAATAACTCTGCATAATCAATGCTTTTAGTTTCAATAACACTTTTTACAATATCAAATAAACTATCAATAAAACCAACAATATATTCAATACCATAACTTTGCTTGTTCTCTTCGCTTTTAAGCAACTCTAATACATCAAAGGTCAATTTCTCTACTATATAACTTTTAATGCCGTCTTGGTCAATTTCTGAAGGTATTTTGCCATAGTTAGTTACTATCTCAATCAAATAATTAAAATATTTGCTATATTCAATCGGCTCTTTTTTAACCATTGCACTCAACAACCCAAATACTGCATTATATACATTATCAATAGTTTCAGGTAATGCTTTTTCATTTACCATTTTTGACTTTTTAGACATTTCTTTTTCCCTTAAATTTCTAATTTCTTTAACTTTATTTTTTAAAAACTCTGTTTGTATTTTAATTTCTACTGTTGATATATCTTTCATAAATTATAAATTAAATTGGATAATCGTAATATTCTACATCAACTACTAAACGAACATCATAAGTATACTCATTTGCACCATTAGTATAATCAATAAAAAAATCTAAGTCGCCAGTAGTTGTATTGAAATTAAAACCAGGGTTAAATGACAAATTCGTTGTTTCATTCCAAAGTAAATTATCAAAATTAAGAAAAGAACCAATAATATTTGCTTTATTTACCGTACCATCCCTATTGATTTTTCCACTTTGAATATTGTCGTAATTATCTCTTAATAAAGTATTATCACTATCCTTTAACAATTTATATTTAAAATATAATACTCTTAAAACCCCTGTTGGTGTATTTAATCTGCTATTTGGTACATTATCTTTATAAACATAAGTATCAGTCGCAGGCTCAATTACGCCTAAAAATTGACAAGTGCCACTTGCAACTGGTATGCTACTATTTACTCTTAATGTACTTCCACTAAATTCTAATCCAGCACCTAAACTTATTTGACTTACATTTGCTGTTGAACCTGTTGGATTGCCTAATAATCTACTTGCACTAATTTGTTGAACTTCGCTTAATGCTACATCATTATCTAATAACGTTGTAAATGATAAAAATTTCATTAACTCCTTCCTAAAATTATTACTCTATACTCACTAAATAATACAGGTATTGCATCAAATTTAATTGTAATATTATTAGTATCAGTAACTTCTGCATTTACAAAAACTTGTTGCTTACTTGCAACTTCCCAAATTTCTACAACTACATCTTTTGTTGCAAAGCCGTGATTAATTGTAAAATTTAATGTTGAACCTGTGCCATATATTGAAGTTGTATAACTTTTAGTTCTATAATTTTCATTTAAAAATAATACATTTGCAATTTCAGTAAATTGATTAGTATTGTGATCAATTTTTAATCCATTTGTATCATAAGTTAAACTTGTACTTGCATTTAATTTTATACTTATTTCATTTGAAATATTATATTGAATACTATCATTATCTAATAATGGCGTGCTGTCAAACTCTGTACTTAAATCAGTAATACTAACTTTTTTCAAAGTATTAGATTGTTCTAAAATCATTAAATCAGAACCTGAAATTGTGCCATTACTTGCTAAACTTGAAACGTTAATTATTTGCTCAACTCCACTAACATTATCTAATACTTTGATTTTCTTTGCCATTATTATTATTTTTTATTAATTAATAAATCTTTAATCTCATCAAGATTATTATATAAATGTAACATCTCTTGTTTAATGTTATTATTAACGTGTGTAATTTCTTGTCTAATATTTTCAAGTTCTAATTTCATTAAAGCCTTATCTTGTTTGCTTTGCTTTAACTCATCAATTTGTTTGCTAATATTATCTAAAGCGCTTGTTAATTTATTTTCAATCGTGGATATTCTATTTTCGTTCTTTGTTAAAACTCCAATAATACCACCAATAAATACTGCAAATGTAATTATATCTTTTAAATCAATCATTTTAAATTTTAATTAAATATTATTTCGTAATTATTAACATCTGCAAAAGTTGTTAAATTGTTAATTTCAGTTTCAATTTCATTAGATTTTATTCTAATATTATTACGCTCTGCTTTTAAATCAAAATATTGTTCTGGTGTTAAATAGTTAGTTTCTTGGTGCTTAATTATTTTCCAATCAGTTTTTAATAATTGTTCATTTGCCAATTCTTTTACTTCTAATATTCGTTCTAATTTTCTTTGTTCTCTTAATCTAATTAAACTAACATTATTCCAAATTTCTAAACAATATTGTTCGCTTGGTATTGGATTATTTTCTTCAATATACCAATTATTAACCATAGTATCATAATCTTTGTGACTTCTACTGCCTTTTAAATTTAAATCAAATATTACTTCACTTAATTCCATTAAACTGCCTTTTTAATTATGTACGCTTGGGCTTGTTGAACTCTAACATAAGCATTAACACTTGCCGAAGCCCATTGCATTGTGGCTAAAAATGTATTAGAAGTTGTACGGTCTATTGTCGCAGGCGTATGTGTTGTCGTACTTCTAAACCTTATGTCTTGAGTTGCGAATGCCAATGCAATACTATCTGTCAAAGCAACCCCCCCACTAGCCGTATTATTTTGTACTATATCAATATTATTGCCTGAAAGATTTGTAACATAGTAAGTTAAAATGTGTTTTATATAATATAATGATGAAGATGCTGAAACACTATTTGATGAACTTACAATCGTAGTTCCAGCAACTTTTAACCTTTGTGTTAAATTTACAGCACTACCTGTATTATTTAAAATTGAGCCACTTATTTCAATTTTTATTATATCCCCAACTGCCAAACTATTGGCTGGCACGGTAACTGTAATAATATCTATTTCACTTGTTGTATTTTCACAATCTGCATAAGTTGTAGTTAGTGGTATTAATTTATTACTATAATTTGCAATATCTAATTCTTCAATAACACCACTGCCAGCAGTAGTCCTACCTAAAATTTTATTAGTTGCAATATTTTGTAACTTTGCAAACGTAATCAAACCATCTGCAAAGTTACTTAATTTTAGTAATATATTAGTTCTAACTGCCATTTATTTTTAATTATTTTGCGTTTCTGAATATTCTACTATAACGTAACCACTTCCAGCCGAACTACTATCTGAAACTATTGCTAAATTAACTACTCCAGCATTTGAAGCACCTACTAAATAAGGGTCAAAACTTACATCTGCTGTTGTGCTTTTTAAATCGCTATCAGTTGTTGCTAAAATAGGCAAATCGGTTGAGCCATCTACTTTAATTGCAAGTGTCGGTGCTGTACCATTAAACGCTACACTTTTAACAACTGTAATTTTATCAATTTGAGTGCCGTCTGCTAAACTTGTTGTTGAGTTAATTGAACTATCGGTATATGCAAAACTTAATTTAATTACTTTTTTATTGCCTGTACCACTTGAAGCACCGTCACCTTTTAATGTCCAAGTGCCTGCTTGTTTGTAATAAATACCATTCGCATTTAAAGATATTGTGCCTGTAACTGCCGTTGAAGTTGCTAATTTAGTTACGTGCTTAACTTCTAATAATGCCGAACCTGTATCATAATATACAACCCCTTGAGTATAAGCACCACCAGTCGTATGACAAAAACCATACTTGCCAGTATTTGTGCCACCAGCCGGAGCGGAGCCACCGTCAAAACTAAATTCAATTAATACATCTGCACTTTTAACGTCAAAAAATGTTACTACATCATTATCCGTTGGTGATGACGTGCTGTTTGCTTCCAAACTTCTAAATATTAAATAAGCACTATCACCTGTATTTCTTAATTCTAAAACACCACTATTATTTTTTAGTTTTGTTTTATTACTTTTGCCTATTTCATAGGACGTCTGAAGCGTACCTAAAGTATTTGTTTTAACTGCCATTTTGAACTCCGATTTTATTTATTTTAATTATAATAGATAGTTATACTTCCACTTGAACTATTATTAGTAAAATAAATATTAAATGTTTCATTCGTATTCATTAATAAATTATTAACATTTACATACATATCTGCAACGCTTAAATCATTTTGATTTGCACTCATCAATATACCCTGACTTGCATTTGTGCCTATTGTAGCCGTTCCTGTCCCTGCTGTTGTAACTTCTAATATAGTTTGATTAATTACTTTATTAATCGGCACCACGCCTATTTCTTTCGTTGTATCAGTGCCTACAAAAGTAGTTCGGATATATCCCAAACTATCATCAATAACAGTATTAACATTATTCAATAAATTAATTTTAGTAATTGTTTGAATAGGATTAATTTTAGTTACTTTTTGCTCTACTTTTACCTTAGTTACTGACACGTTATTACTCTAAATTTGTTATTGTATTTTCAACTGTGATTATACCTTTTAAAATTAACTCTTCAACACCTGCAACCGATTGTATAATATCATAATAATAAGTTTCTAACTCTAAACTTTCAGTGCTTGCTTTACTTAATGCTAATTGTACAATATGATTTGTAGGCTTAGTAACTGTAAAATTTGCAATAAAATTACTATCCTTATCTCTTATTTTAGAAGTGAAGGTATAAGTATTAATATTTAAAGTTTCAAAATCTAATTGATGTATAAAATTAGTATTTCTATAAATTATTAAGTTATCTACTGCTGGTATTCTCATTTTTTAACGCTTTTAGTTGTTCTTGCTGATTTTAAGGGCTTTTTATTATCTAAGGTAATATTTATATCATTATCGGTTTGTAATTCAATTAACGGCTTTTGTGGTGCTTTTAAAATAGTAATCTCTTTAGCAATTCCCAATTCAATTAATTTTGTTGCTTTTGAAGTTTCCATACTAAATTCATCACCTTGATAAAAACCCAAACCACTTTTTATTATTAATAATTTAATCATAATTTTAATTTAAAAATAGGGGAGTTTTAAGGCTCCCCAAATAATATTAATATGTTACAACTGTATCGTATTGTGAAATAGGATTAACTGTTGAACCACCAAGTAAAGCACCAAAACTAAATACTGCTGTATCTGTACCTGTGTGTGATAAATCAGGTGTTACACTTATTCTAAAGTATTGTTCTTCAGGACTTAATTGTAATCTATAAGTCCATTGTCCGTATTTATTAGTATCTGCACCTGTTTCTACTGTTTCATATGAACCAGTTGCACCAAATAAGAACTCTGGAGTACTCCAAGTTGAATTGTTTGTAGAATATTCAATAGTTACTTTAAAACCTAAAGTTTTATCAGCAGTTAAAGATGTTTTCCAATCTAAAACAACCAAAGCACTATCAACAAATCCTTGTTCAATTTGTCTATTAACTACATTTCCAACTACTTGAGTAGTGTCGCCTGTACCTGCTGCAACTGCACTACCCAAACCAATACCTGCTAATCTAACATTAGCAAAGGCGTCTATTTTACTTGCGTATGACATTTTTAAATTCCTTATTATTTATATTTATTATTATAATGAGTATGCTACTTGTTCCATAATAGCAACCGCACCACGATATGATAACATCATATCTTGTCTTGTTTCAATTCTAATTATAGTTTCGTCAGAATCTTTACCATATTTTAAAGTACCGTTTGCGTCAGTATATACATCATTTCTTGTAACTTCTAATTTCAATTCTTGTTGAATACCTTGCATAATTTTTGAGCCGTCAATTAACCAAATTTCAGATTTATCAGTTGAAATAGTATTTGAAATTGTATTTGAAACTATTACAGGTATGCCGTAAATTGTGTTACTTGAACTTAATTCAGTTGCTATTGTTGCGTTGTTACCAGTAGTAGTTGCTAAAGATAAAATGTAATAATAACTTCTTGATGACATTAAAATTCTACATTGTGATAATTCAATATTTTGAGCCAAAGCACTATCAATTTTATTGATTAATTTTAACATATCTGCAATTACATTTGTTAAAGATGTACCTGCTGAGTTAAATTTATTACCGCTTAATGCTTGTGTATATAATCCTAAGAATGATGACGCTCCACCTGTACCTTTTAAGAATTGAGCATCTACCATTAAAGATAATTTAGTTTGTAATTTTTGCACTAAATAAGGCAATACTTGATAATCTGCACTGTCAATTAATTCATTACCAACTGCTAAATGACCTTTAATAATTTTAGATTTTAATTCATAAGTACCAAATGAACTCAAATCAATAACACCACCTGCTTGTTGTAATTCAACGTAAGTAGGGTCACCACCTCCTATCGTATCGTAAGGCAAAGTTAAAGCACCTTTGCTCATAGGTACTTTCATCGTAGGTATTTTATCAAAAATAGTTTTTTGAAATAAGTAAGGCAAAATCTCTTCATACATTACATCAGAAACTAAATAACCACCGTCAGTCATTGATGTTAAGCCCAAAGATTTTTGTGCTGTTAAGTGTGCGTAAGCATTAATACCACTATCATTCTTAACGTTTTCTAATGCTTTTACAACTGCATTTCTATCGTTATTTGTGTTAAGTGTTCTTTTGCCTTCAACTAAATACTTCATAACTCCAAGTGCTTTAACCGCTGGAGTTAATTTATCAATATTTGAGTTATAATCATTAACAACCAAAGTGCTTTTTGCTACACTTTCAGTAATTCTTTTTTCCAAATCATTGTAGTTAGTTTCAACTACATCTAATTTAGATTTAACCGCTTGTAATTCTACATTCAACGGCTCTATGCTGTTAGTAACTGCAGACTTTACCGCATTTACTACTTCATTATTTTGCTCCATATAGGGCTCCTTTTATGATATTATTAATTTCTAATTCAAATTCTTTTACATCAAAATAATTTTCATTTTTAACTTCAGGTTTTAATCCTGTTTCCATATTTGTTTTTTCTTCAAGTGCTTCAATTTTGCTTTCCATTTCAGATAGCATACTATCAATTTCGGCTTTAATTAATCTAATTCTATCATAGTTCTTTTGTGATAAAACTCTACCTGCTTTTAATTCATTATCATTTTTAATAAATGTTTTAGGTTCGGCTGGGGTGGGTGTTAAACTTAATTCTCCGATTAGCCATTGCTTAATCTCATTATTTGATTTAATTACACTATGCCCAACCGCACCACTACTAACACCTAAATTACCACTTTTAATCATATCTTTAATAGCGTCTAAATACTTTTGATTATCATCTATCTGCAACTCTTTCCATAGGTTTGGATTTAATGCTTTTAACTCCGCTTCAAAACTCAAACCATAATCATCAATAGCATATTTAATAGTAGTTCCAATTGGTACTCTTTTTAATGTTTCATCTAAGCCGTGATTATACATTAATATTGTTTTGCTATCATTCTCAACGCCTAAAAAAGTATTCTTAGTAAAATATTCATTTTGCAAATCAACGCTATCAAAAACAACTGCATAACCTTTGATTATGTTATCATTAATTGTTAGTTTTGCTTTTACGTT